GGACTTTCTTGGCTTTGACGGGTTTTTTCGCCTTGACTGCTTTAGGTTCCACGTCGTCTACTTCGGGTTCGACGTCAGCGACTTTCTTGGCTTTGACGGGTTTTTTCGCCTTGACTGCTTTAGGTTCCACGTCGTCTATTTTCTTGGCTATCAAATTTTCATGAGGAGGCCAAACACAGTCGTCGGGTTCAACGTCAGCGACTTTCTTGGATTTAACAGCTTCGGGTTCAACGTCAGCGACTTTCTTGGCTTTCACAGCTTCGGGTTCGACGTCAGGGACTTTCTTGGCTTTGACAGCCTTTTTCGCTTTAACCGCTTTGACGGGTTTCACGTCGTCTATTTTCTTGGCTATCAAATTTTCATGAGGAGGCCAGACACAATCTTTTTCATCAACGGACATTATTATTATATCAGGATAATAAAGTTAAAAATCAAATATCTAGAGATTACATACCACGGGCCATTGCCGAGCTACCCGCCGGCCAGTTAACGAGTTGAGCACCGATGCCCACACCTGCACCTAGACGAACACCAGAGCTGATGGATGGTGCGTACATATCAAGCAGTGCGAAGGTAGAAGCAGCGACAAGCGCAATTGTGAGAATCTCCTCGGGAGAGGGCTTCTTCATAGGGATCATGTAAGCTGCAATAGCAACCATAGCACCCTCTAGAATATACTTGATGATGCGAACAACGATTTCCTTACCATCAATAGAGAAGTTACTCATTTTTATATTCTTAATAGAGAAAAAAATACCGGCAAAAAACTATTTAAGGTTATCCAGCTACGACTATAAAAAAATGGCAGCCAACCGCATTTCTGTAAAAGAACATGATTATCTCGATCAAGACCCTTCTCTTCGTGGACAGAACTATGTTTGTCTTTCTTTCATCTCACCGGATGATGTCATCAAGCGAAAGCACGACTTTATGTTTGGACAGTTCTTGAAGTTCTTTGCAGGAGAAATGCAAGAGTTTTTTACGAACCTTGAGCTGAAATATCATGAAGAAGCCGATATCATTCGAAACATCAAAGAACGATATCCGTATGTGTTCGATGTGAACACGATCACCGAAGAATACGACTTTTTCGTTGGAAAGAACGGCGAAAAGCTCGAAAAAGAGTATCTGGAAGAGAACAACTTTCAAACGACGATTCGTGGAATTAAAGTGCGTGGTACGTTCGAGACTCTCAAGGAGGCCGAAGTTCGTGCTCAAGTCCTAAAGCGTATGGATGATCGTTTTCATGTTTACGTGGCCGAAGTGGGCTGTTGGTGTCCTTGGAGCCCGAACCCCGATGACATCCAGAAACAAGAGTATGCGGAAACAGAACTGAATACCCTCATGAAGGGCTACAAAGAGAACCAAATGAAGAAAGACGAGTTTTATCATAAGCGTAAGGATGAGCTCGCTGCTCTAAAGCGGAAACAGGTACAGATCTCTGATGTCACGAAAGAAGAACCACCAGCAGATCTAGGTGAGGACCCATGGATGCAACAAAAAACGGAAGAGACCCCGGTAGGGGAAACACCGTCAGGGGAGCCAGAACCGTGAGTTTATTTTTGTGAATAGAAAATAATGAAGACCTTTATCTTGTTCTTGTTCTTTCTTGGTATTATCCTGCTCATTCACGGTATATATGAGCAAAAATACAAAACCCTATCGGACAACGTACGTATAGAATATCGTTTCATTCCAAGGACGTTTTATGAAGAACAGTTGGCGGAGAACCCCATGGTTGCGAGCAACTTTAAGAACATGTTTCAAAAGGAATCGCCTTGGTTCGAGCGAAACGTGACGCTTGCCAACCCATTGCGAGATGTCGGAGCAACCGGCGCTCGTTGAAAATATAATATTATGTCGATTGAATGTAAAATGCGCCGAATTCTTATTGCAGTTACTGTGATCACCGTTGTTGCAATCGCAGTATATTTTATCAGTAGCTACCACCGCACACTAGCGCCTAGCGCGCCTGCCCCCGCCCCAGACATGCAAATGCGGTATTCACTCGGTGATAAACGAAACGCCATCAGACACGAGAAAAATGGCTATGTGATCTATGAATACCCACAACTTCTCACAGCCACCGAGTGTGATGATATCATCGCATATGCATCCAAAAAAGGACTATCCGAAAGCGATGTACTCGACTATGGTGCGTCAACAGGCACATCCGTCAATAACGACTATAGAACGAGCAAAACATCGTGGCTAAGGGATAGCGAACACCCCGTCTGTCATAAACTCGCCGTCATATCGGAACAGCTTACCGGTATTCCTAAATGCAACCAGGAGATGTCACAAGTTGCTTTTTATGAAAGTGGCGGCAAATTCAACGAACACTTTGATGCATGTGTATTCGATGATGTCGAATATTGTAATAAAATGAATAATGGTGCGGGACAACGGCGGTCCACGCTCTTGGTATACCTGAACGATGATTTTACAGGTGGTGAGACGGTCTTTGTAGATATCGGCGTTCACATCAAACCCAAAAAAGGCACTGCGATTCTCTTTTGGAATACGGACGAGGAAGAACGCATCATCTCAGAGTCAAAACACCGTGCTAATCCAGTGACCAGTGGACAAAAATGGATCTGCACGAAATGGTCACATGTGCGTGCTTATCCTAGCTAGAGAACCCTATTGACATGGAGGTTCAGTTTCTTTTTATTAGCGATTTTGGTGATATCAAACGTCTTATCGAATTCTTCATCATCGTCATCGGAAACATAGTTCTGATTATGAGCTTGCCAAAACATCTTGTTGCCCAACGTGTATGGCTCGTGCATTTCAGCTTCATACCAGAATACGTTTTCTTCTAGCTTATTCGAACGGGTTGTATTATCGATCACAAGACACCCATAACCTTCTGTGACGTAATCCATGACGATATTGAAAAACTCAAACGTAGGAAAGATGCTCGCATAATTCTCGAAAATTCGTTTCCGATTTCCATAATTATTCTCGCGAAAGATGAAAGTAAAGTCGACATTCGTACGTAAATCGGGAGGCACTCCTAGTGGATACTGCATTGGCAGTATGAACATGATCTTTTGATGCCGTCCATTCATGAAGATATACCGAATGTTCTTATCACGTTTGAAACAATTATCATGAAGACAGTCATCCATGATCAGAAACGCCCTGGGATCGAGACTCGTTTTTCCGTACAACCGCTCCTCTTTCTTCGCTTTTTTTGTCAACACGGTCTGACGTTTCAATATGTTGTCGACGATCTCTGGTTTGTATTCACCATGAATAAAGAGTTTGGGTACCATATCTGAATAAAAGGCATTCGCAGACTCGGTCCCTGAAATAACGGTTCCTACGGGGATATCGCGGTGATAATACATGATGTCTTTAATGAGATATGACTTGCCTGATTTCCGCTTCCCTAAAGCGACTATCACGCTATCGTCTGTACACCTCGTGATATCGAATTTTTTAAGATCGATTTCTTTCATTATGATATAATATCAAGAGATTTCTTCATGGTTTTTCTACCGCCGCAAATACAACGGCTATCAAAGCTACGAGCAAAAGAAGGAGTCCAAAGTCTTCTTGAGTATTAACGAGAAAAAGGGCCGTCAATAGCATAAGAGCGACGAGAATGATTTTCGATCGCCCTTGCTCTATCTTATGAGCAAATGCTAACAACAAAGACAATATGATGGCAATCCCTGTGCTATAATAAGGATTCGTAAAAACGATGTGAACCATATTTATATTTATCGAAGATCAAAAATCAGGGTCTCCCATTTCGATGACTTGTCCACCCCCAACATGAGAAGCGACTGCGGGTATCAAGTAGGGAACGCCAAAATATATCACCAAAAACGAGATGATGAACGATTTTACCGCAAGACCGACGGCTCCTCCGCCTCCACCTCCGCCCTCATTAGAGGGTGATCTATGCGTTACAGCAATTAACACGGCGATGACTAGGGACAAAATACAAGCCTGTAGCAACATCGTTATATAATGGCGGATAAATTTATTGCACTCAAAAGAACGAGTCTTTTTGTTTTATGCGTTTCGCTAAGAGCCTTTCTTTGATAAGTTTCTTCTTCTCCAGCAGTGACATTTGTTGTGGTATGACGATGCGTTTGATCTCTTTTGGGGTGTTTATGGGGACACGGATGTCAAATTCAGAGTCAGTATCTTTGTGATGCGAAGGGACGACTGGGGCGCTTTCGGAATCGGAAGAGTCGACACCCACCGCGTTAACAACTTCTTCATCGTCAGACTCCTCTGAATCGCCGTAAGCCTCGACCACAACTTCATCGGCGGCGGAAACCTCGACAAGGTCTTCACCGTCTGTGTCTTCCTCGACCACAGCGTCATCGGCGGCGGCTTCCTCGACCACAGCGTCATCGGCGGCGGCTTCTTCGACCACAGCGTCATCGGCGTCGGCGGCTTCATCGGCGGCTCCTTCGGAGGAAGCCTTGGAATCAACACCAGCTTCGTCATCAGTGTCTTCGTCTGCGATGCGGCTCACTACATCGAGAAGCGTCGTTCCAAAACACCGTCTGATCAACTTTTCAAAAAGCCGATTCTTTTCGTTCCGTTCGATGGCAGACAAACCAGCATCATATACGATGTATGGGTTCTTCCATAGCTCGCGAGCGATGTTCAAATAGCATTCATAAATCAAGTTCTCCCCGGAAATATCACACGGTGCACTGAATCCCTTTATCACTAATGTTTTTAGCTCGAGCAATGTTTTCAATGTTTTCACAGGACATACCTCGCAAAATCTCGCCCATTCATGGTTCTTGACGTCAAGTGACCATTTAGAGATATTTCGCAAGGCATGTTGGAATTCTAATAGCAACATGTTCTTCTTGGTATTGTTTTTTTTGACATGGTCGAAAATGCTTCGAATACCCTGTTTGTAAAATGCGATCGCGTGCTTTTCGACCTTGTGTGTGTACGCCTCCAAACGCTCTTTCACAAAAACCGTACTATTCACCATTTTCATATAACACATATATAATTGCCTTCTTTATTACGCGACGCTATCCAATGGCTTCGTATAAGGATTTTCTAAGAACGCTTTGAGAATACCTGGATCTAAACGATCGTTTTCGATCTGTGAATATAGCTGTTTTTCACGTGTCAACGTCTTATCTGATAAAGAAGAAATACGGGAACCGACACGATCATAATTATGACTAGCACGCCCACTTAGAGCGTCGCAGTTCTTCTCCCTGAGTTTCACATTGAGACACTCGCTACCGATAGCAACTTTAGGGCCTTGATCGGTCGGGTTTCTGCCAAACAACGTGCTTTCCTTGGTCGCCGTGATATCTGCATTCATCATCATATCATAAGAGGTTTGCTTCTTATCCTCACCAGCCATTGCCTGACCGAAATACTCTATATCCGACAAGAACTGCTTTTGAGTATTCTTCATATCGTATTCCTCGACTTGATACCCGTTTCCTTTGTTCCTTTCAGCACCACCATAATGTTCGTTGTCTGACAAGAATTGTTTTGCAGTGTTCTTCGCATCATAACCATCTGGGTTATAAAACCCAGACCGCTCCTTGATGCCAATGTTACCATCACGTCCCAGTGCCTCCGTAAGTTCCTTCATCGTCGTGCGGGCGACGTCTTCTGGATCTTTGACGATACCCTTGTATGCACCACCCTTCAAGTTCAACTCGTAGTCCATTCGCTCCAATGTCTCGCGCAATGTGGTTTTGGCGATCTCTTCGGGATCATAGACATAGAGCTGTTTCGCTCCAGTCACCGTACCTGTACCCATTTCATCGTGGATTGTTGTCTCCTTGATCGTCGTACGAGCAACGTCATTGGGATCATATACCGTCAGCTTTTCATTGCCTTTCAAGTTCGCCAGAGCAACCTCTTGAAGAGTCGTTTCTTTGATCGTCGTGCGAGCCACGTCATTCGGGTCATATACCGTCATCTTTTCGTGTCCCTTCAAGTTCGCAATGACGCTCTCCTCCACCGTCGTCTCCTTGATTGTCGTACGAGCCACATCGTTGGGGTCATACACCGTCGGTTTATCGGGAAACTGAGGTGCTATATTCCCGTAATGCCGTGGATTATCGACAGCCCCTTCTTTCCTCGTTATCTTTATGATGTCCTGTATGGGAGCGATCATCGCTTTGATCAGACTCGTGACATTACCCTGATACACCCGAGTTGTCGTGAGGTCACGTTCGTTATTAAATACCATGATCTTACTCTTTCCGTAGTCGTCTTTGGTACCCACACCCTTTCTCTCGAGATTAGCGTTACGAATGCCAAAGGCATCCAACACATGGCGATCCGAGGGGCGAACCTCGCTCGTCGCACGAGCCTTGGGTTGAATGCTCTGAGCACCACCGATGTATTCCGTGCTTGTGCCTTGTCGATTCGTTTCTTTATCTTCGTATATAGGGTATAGTTTTTCCTTGAGATTCGCACCCGTCGTACGAAAAAGCATGTCCGGATCCTGTTCATAGAACGTCGGTGCCCTGTGTTTCTCCACCTGTCCAACCTTCCCTGGTAGTTTCGCCTTCATTCCATCCAATTGACGGCCTTCATAACTCGTCTTCGGTTTGTTCGCCGCTCGAAGATCATCGACGCTCTTGGGCATGATACATGAACGATAGTCTGCCTGATGGAACCCTCCAGCGGGATCCGCAGTGTACCCTTTATTAAGGCCGGGACCCACATACACCTTCTGGAAAGGCGTCTCGTTATTGCGAACCTTGGGAGCGACCATACGTTCAGCGTAGTAATCGTTCATATTCTGCATCCCATATGGATTTGATACGTCTTTCGCTTGATCAAAGAATGATTCGACTTCATGTTTCTTTTTGTAATTAGAAAAATCGCCGGTAAAGTTCTCCAGCTTCGTTGCGACGACCTTATCATCTACGTTTTGCGTCATCTTGCCGCCGAAGAAAGGCACCATGTTACCATGTACAAAGTCCGTCGTGGGGACAACCTGGCCACTCAATAGTCGAATGCCATCATCTTCGTTATTGAGCTTGAAGTTCTTGGAGATAACGCTGGTTTTAGCGGGGTTCGCCGCCTTTTTCATCATAGCATGGGATCGTTTCTGTGTCATCGCATCTGCGTATCCGGTATATCCACTGCTATAGACGTTATTGATCGATGGCATCATTTTTTTGTTCACATTCGCAGGTGTCTCCGTAACGGGCGTCTTCTTATTCATCAAATAACCAATAGCAAAAAGTGTTACGACCACGTAAAGTTCAATCATTTACTAATACTTCCTACATTTTTTATGTGATGTTTGCCTCCGGGCTTTATCGTCTGGCCATCTTTCGTGCTCATTCGCATGTGCACCACAGCACATGAACAGTAATAAAACTACTATTATTCAAAGCTTACCTGTTTTTTTTTTATCTTTTCTCAGATGGTCTATGCATTTTGACTCATCAGGCAGAACCGTTTGCAGGCACTGAGCATGCCGGCTCCTCCAGGTCGGTACATGCGTTCTTTCCAGATCCGTTGGATACGCGTTGCCGCTGCGTGCCTATAAGCATCTTTCATACGACGAAGCAGGTGCACCTTGTCGATGATGGCCTTTGCCGTCGTCGCCTTGCTCTTTGGCATCTTGTCATAGATGATCACAGCAATGTAGAGATCCCTGTCATGCTGTACCGACCCGATAAATGAGGACGTCTCTTTGTCCCAAGGGCAACCGTGATCGTGTGCGTACTCGAGGCATAATATGTGGCCGCCTTCCGCCGCATGGGAGCACGTCCAGTCATCCCAAGGGCAACCCTGCTCGTGCGCGTACTTCAGACATTCCAGGTGGCCGTCTACAGCAGCATAGTACCACGTCCAGCCATCCCAAGGGCAGCCCTGCTCGTGCGCGTACTTCAGGCATTCCAGGTGGCCGCTTTTCGCTGCATAGGAGCACGTCCAGCCATCCCAAGGGCAGCCCTGCTCGTGCGCGTACTTCAGGCATAATATATGGCCGCCCACAGCGGCACTCCAGCATGTATCTTCGTCCCAAGGACACCCATTCTCGTGTGCGTACTTCAGGCACTCCAGGTGTCCGGCGTTAGCAGCGACGGTGCAGA